TATCAACTTTTCTAGTCAGGGAGTCTCCAAGAGCTTTTAGGTTAGCATTGTTCAATGACTGTGAAGCATCTGTGTGTAAGCTCCAAGCATCGGGCGAAATGGATGTTCTTGACAGAACATCAACAGCTATTGTCATAGCATCAACTTGGTCATCATGGTTTCCTCCAGGGAATGTTACTGTTTCGTCTATGAATGAATCTAACCATTCTGCCTGTTCTGGAATAAAAATTCGTCCCCCTTCTATCAAAGGCAGTATAGCGTTGACTCTGGCTACCTTGTCATGGACTACTTTGTAAGGGATTACAGACATACCGCTTTCACGTTTTAGTTCTTGTAGTATGGATTGACCAGAGGCTTTGTCTTCTATGTACATGGCTCGGAGTCCTTTGCCTCGCCACTTTGTGTTTAGACGGACTAGCATTTGCTTTAGTTCTGGGAAATCGTATTTGCCTCGTATGATGTCTACTATGTATATGTCGCCGTTCTTGTCCATGCCAGCTACCACAGCTACGCTGTAGTCAGCTGTTTCTGTTTTCTTGAAAGCTGTGTCGACACCGATTACTAGCGTCATAAAACTTTCTGGTGACAGGTCTTTGGGATACTTTTGCCACCATTCTGTCTTGATAATGTTACCGCCCTCAATGTATGGGCGCTGCTGGTATAGAGATGCGAACTCTCTAGGGTTGAGACGTTCACGTCGCTTGAGGTCTTCGAGTGTAAAACGTTCAGGCCACAAAGATTCCTCTTCGTGAATATCGACTGTACGCTTGCCAGGGGCGAGTTTAGTTAGTTCCCCTGGTTCGATGTACCTAGAATCGTCTTCTGGTAGCTCACGACGGCTTATTTTGCCACTACGGACTGTTTTAATTGCTTGGAAGTTAACGTGCTTCCATCTTCCCTCTGCCCAGTCTTCTGTTTGTTGAAGGCGTCCAGCTAGGTCGTCGGGATGCCAGCGTGTCAGGATTACTATTTGTTTTGGTCTCGTGCCGTTTTGTTCTGGTTGGAGACGTGTGGCTAGTGCTGATGTGTAATAGTTCCATGTCTTGTTGCGCTGGGTCATAGACTCGGCGTCTTCACGGGATTTTACTGGGTCATCCACTATGAGAAGATTGGCGGGACGACCAGAGGTCGTACCCCCAATACCTACAGCAAAGTATGCACCGTTATCTTCGGTACGCCATACGTCTGCTGCTCTACTGTCTTGTGATAGTTTGAAGTCAGGGAAGGCTTGGGGTATTGCTTTGTCTTCTACCACCCCACGTATCTGTCTGCCAAAGTCTGTGGCGAGCTGTGAGTTGTAGGAACAAGACATAACGTAACGAGATGGGTTACGAGCCATGAAATATGATGGGAAGAATATTGTGCCAAAGGTTGATTTGGCGTGACGTGGTGGCATTGTGATGAGAAGGTTGTCAGCACCTAGCTCGCCCTTTTCTAAATTGTTTAATACGTCTATCAGTTCCTCTTGAAAGCTGGCGAGTTCCCAATCAGGCTGCATAAGTTTTACAAAGCCACGGAATGATTCGCTAGCGTCACGTAATCGCAGTAAATATCTCGCAACTTCTTGTTGCGTTGGTTTAACCAAGGCGTTTCCTTAATAGTTGGCTGGACTTTATCTCGTATTTGAGCCCAGAGTCCACAACTGTGTCAGACATTATTGTGAATAAGTGGTCAAGCACTGCTTCTTTGCGTTTTTCTGGTGGAACATTCTCTAAATTGGCGCTTTTCATAGCCATAGCGAATTGTTCTAGCGTGATTCGGGACTTAATTGCGTCCTTTCTTTGGTTTTTAATTAACATCTTCTACGTATTCTCCTTCAATTTGTTTGGTTCCAGAAGCAATCTGCTCCAATTCTGCACGAGACATCTCGGTTAAGTTCTTAATCTCGTGTTCGTGCTTGTGATATGCAGCGTTTAAGTCTGGAACTACTTTATTTAGTAGCATGCCAAAGACTCTTGCCTGTGTTGGCGTCCATTCTTTGCCGTGCATTACCACTTCATTGGCTATTACAATCTGGTCTTTTACATATTGCGCTATATTACTACGTATTTGCGCTGATTGCTGGGGCGTTAGTGGTTTGTTTTCCACTGTAGCCATGACTGTTTTCATATCTTTCACGCTTCCTTTGGCTGTTCGGCACTCCCAGGAACAGTATTTAGCCCTATCCATGTGGCTTGGCTTTACATAAAAGTCCTTTTCGCACCGTTCGCACTTCTTTGTACTTCTTTTTTCAGACGTTTTCAATTTTTGCTCCGATTATTTGTTGGGTAGGGGAGGTGACTATCTACGTTACACACGAGCGGGCGGGATACCCCCCTCCCCCTAGCCTCGTCTGCATGTGGTAACAGGCACAATTTGGTCACATAACGCATGCAAACCCTTGTAAACAAGGGTTTTTGACTCCCTATGTAGGGGTTTTTCTCTACGCATACGGCTAAAATTTTCAATTTTAGCTCCGAGAGGCTCCAAACAATGCCTGAAAATAACGCATGTGCAATCATTTCAGCAGTTTAGACGGAACGAGACGGCGAGTCGTCCCTCACGTGCGTTCCGAAGGAACTTTTATGGTGAGCCGATTTTCTCGGTTCAGCCTAACGTCGTTATGTGCGTTACTTCGTTGGGTTTCAAATCAACGCACGAGGAGAACTCACATGAGTACACATGCAAACACAAACCCTTCGGTCACCCAAACTGCGAAGCAGTGGCTCTCTACGAAATCGCAAAAGGTGAAAGGCGAACTCAAGTCCTACGTGGAGGCGAAGACGAAGTCTTCCAAGCGTAAGCGTTGGGGCAACTTGCTGAAAGCAATCAACGGCAACGACATTGCACGTCTTGAGGCTTACGCCTCAACTGGCGAAGAAGCAAGGCTCGCATGGGCAAAGGTTGCTAAAGCAACCCCAACCAAGCCGAAGGTATCGGCAAAGCCGAAAGCGAAAGCCAAGGCAAAGCCAAAGGCTTCACAACCGAACGTTCTTTCCGAACTTGCAAAGCAAGTCGAGGGCATGGATGATGCACAGTTCGCATCCTTCCTCAACGCCTTCGTGCAATTACGCAAGTAATCACCCAAAACCTCGCACCCTCACGGGTGCGGGGTTTTTTTTTGGTCTTTTTTTTCATCAACGCATACGGAGGTAACCATGCGACAACGACGACACAACGACTTCGTGGAACTACTACCACGCACGTCGATAACCAACACACGCCTAAGACGTAAGCGACTAGGTCGACTACTACGTAGTTTCGGCAAGGCTCTCGCATACGTGACAGTTTTCATGCTCGTCTACGCACTGTTCATGCTCGTGATAATCGAGTGGTTCAGTGGTTGTGGCGAAGTCATCTACTACCCTGATGGCACGTGGAAGAATGGCGAGTGTGTCTTCATCCCATACGAACCCAAGTCTGGTACGTGGAAATGACGTGGGGCGAAGACTACTACGTGGCGTCTCATCCGAAAGGATGGGGCGTCTATCATGCGAGGTCTGGACAATGCGTCTACTACTCACGTGTGAAGTCACGTGTGGAAGACGAGTGCAGACGAATGAACGGCAACGACAGATAGGAGGTCAACATGCCAAATTGGTGTAGCAACTGGGTAAGCCTTACCCACGACGACAAGTCGAAAGTCAAGGCGTTAGTCGAGGACATGCACAAGGGCAACTTCCTCGCACATTTTCTGCCCGAACCCAACTACGACGGCACAATCGAGGTCAAGCCTACGTTCCCTGAAATCAGTGGCACAAAGCCAGTGAAGATAGACGTCGCTTGGTACGACTGGCGAATACAGAACTGGGGTACGAAGTGGGAAATCCATCTCGAACACTGCGATTGGGAAAACGGCGTCGAAGACAACAGCGTGTCATTCGGATTTGATAGTGCGTGGAGCCCACCAATCGGAGTGTACAACAAGGCACACGAACTCGGTTGGAAAGTGTCAGCCACGTACGAAGAGGGAGGTTGTGACTTCGTTGGCGAGTACGAAGACGGAGAAGACAACTGTGTCAGCATGCAAGAGTCGTTCGAGGACGGAACAATGCCAGAGTGGGCATTGGAACAAGTCGGCGAATACCTGTTCGAAAGCATGCTAGACAACGAACGCATAGACGAAGACGGAAACCTACTCGACGAAGACGGCAAAATCGAGAAAAAGCACGGAGAGTGGGGGTGCGTTAAGTTCAACGAGGGCGAAATAAATGCACGGAAGTGATAAGGGAGTTGTCAATCGGTGTCTAACGTGTTATACATGTGACATGACAATCTTCTATACACGACGTGCGTTTAATAAGGAACTTTTATATCGAGGGGCAAATTCTTCGGAATCTGCCTCTCGTTTTACTTTCAACTTTAACATTACACGAGGTAAATATGACGAAACTTCAAGACGCTCTTCGTGAGGGAGACTTCACGGAAAGACGAAAAATGATTCGTGACTTGGTTACACCATTTCTCGAAACATGGGATACGACGGAGATACGAGAGGCTTTCAACGAAAGTGCAATCGTTGGCGACGGCGTTGAACAAATCAATCCACGACCAACCTACACTGGCTTACGTGATAGCCTAGACGTTGAGACAATGGTTGGCATCATTGTCGGCAAAATCAGCTCTAACGCAGTGCTTGATGCTATCCGTTATCCACACGGAAATGGATTTGGTACATCAAGTAGCAAATCAAAAACTGGTTACATCTTCGGACGACCAAAGACGTTTACAGTCAAAGCGTACGAAGAGTGCCGACTATCTGCTTTCACTACAACAACCGAGGAGGAACCCATGAGTGAAGTATCCACTAACGTCGAGGACTATGGACTCGAAGAACTATGCAACGTACACGACGACTTGGTCTTGAACGAAGATTGGTCAAGCGAAGAGGCAATGCAAGCTTTGCACAACATCTTCGGCGACCACGACAGACTAAAGCCAATGCCTAACTTGCTTGAAAGTCGCACAGACGTACCCGAACCAGACCACACGAGCAAAAGCAATGCTTTGACCAAGCACATTCTTGCTACGCAGAAGAAAGACGAGGACAGTGCCGTGCCGATACCAACTGCACCGAGTGCAGATGCGTCTGCATTGATTGACCTTGCGTTGACACAGAACGGCTTGCCCAAGATTGCCGACATGATTGACAGCATGCAGAAGATGAGTGACGACATTGTTCGTCTTCGCAAGTCATCAGCCACGATTGTTGCACCTACGACTTCCGAGGTCAAGGGTGATGGCACAATTCCGAGTGGCAAGGTCAAGGTTGCCAAGGCTCATGCGTTGTTCGGTATCACTGGCAAGGGCATCGACAGTTTCGACTTCGACGTTCCGTGTTGGGAATGGGATGGCGACCATCCTCACGTGCCAGAGATTGACACCAACTACGTGTTCAGACCAATGAGTTTGTTCAGAGTTCTGTATGCTTTGATTACCAATCAGCCTTGCTACTTGCATGGTCACACTGGTTCGGGCAAGACGACACTTATCGAGCAAGTGGCTGCTCGTCTGCGTTGGCCCTTCTCACGTGTCAACTTCGACAGTGAGATTACACGTATGGACTTGGTTGGTCGTGACGTCTTGACCAAGGACGGCGAGGCTACGATTTCCAAGTTCGTTGACGGCATACTGCCACAGATGATGGCAAGTCCTACGATTGGTTGCTTTGACGAGTTGGACTTCATCAGACCTGACATTGCCTACGTGATGCAGAGAGCCTTCGAGGGCAACGGCTTGTTGCTTACAGAGGATGGCGGTCGTCTTGTCAAGCCACATGCAATGTTCCGTATGTTTGCGACTGGCAACACAGTTGGTCAAGGCGACGAGTTCGGCATGTACCAAGGTGCAAGACCACAGAGCATGGCATTGCTTGACCGATTCAAGGTTTGGATTCACGTCGAGTACATGGATGCCAAGCAACGTGAGGAACTTATCAAGTCTTCCGTGCCAAGCTTGGACAAAGCAATGGTCAACAAGGTCAGCAAGTACGTGACCGAGCATATCAATGCGTTCACGACGTCCAAGGTCATGCAACCCATTTCGCCACGTGGTTACATTGCTCTAGCCAATGCTATCCACACATTCACTTCACTGATGCCAAGTGGAGACAACAAACTCGGTGTACGACAAGCCATCGAGACAGTTGTTCTCGACAGATGCTCGGCTCAAGACAGAGCCGTGTTGAATGGTATCGTAGACAGAATCTTCAACTAGGGAGGTAAACATGAGAGGAGATTTATTCACACACGAGGTTCAAAAGACCTCATCCGTATTCGGTAGAAAGCAAGACGTATCCGTCGTGTTCCAAGGTGACGGAGCGGCGACGGATGGTTCGACCATTTATCTGCCGTCTATTGACCACAATGCAGAGGTTGATGATGCCACTGCCGAGGTCATTCGTGGCTACGTTGACCATGAGAGTGGTCACGTCAAGCACACGAACTTCAAGGCTCTTCGTTCATTCTTCAATGAGTGTTCGAGAGAGAACAACGTATTGCTCAAGTCACTAGCCAATGGTCTCGAAGACGTGTGGTTGGAGAAAAGAGTCATGCGTGATTACCCTGGGAGCGAGAAAAACTTGCGAGCAACTACGTCTGCGGTCAATCGAGAGTTCCTTGACAACGTATCCAAGACGGACAAGCGATTGAAAGACGACAGATTCCTCGCACCAGTTGCCATCACTTGGGAGGGTCGTAAATCCTATGGTGGCGAGACGTGTGCTGAATGTCTTGACGTATGCAGTGACAATCTTCGCAAGAAGTTGCCAGTGTGGGTCAAGGCTGTTGACGCATGCAGAAACAGCAAGGACATTGTGGAACTTGCACGAACTATCGAACGTGAACTGCGAGAGGAGGCAGAGAAAGATGAAGAAACTGATAAGCCTTATGGTCGAACTACGAAAGGGGATAAACCTGAAAGTGGAGATGATGGTCGAGCCCCATCAGAGGAGAAAGGCGATGGGTCTGCTGATGAGGGGTCTGACGGAGATGGGAGCGAAAGCGACAACCCTTCGAGTGGTGGAGAGAAAAGCGAGCCAGACGACGGACACAAACACGGCAACGAATATGGAGGCGGAGAACGTGGTGATGCTTCCACGGAGACGAAAGCCGAAGAGTCCGAGGACGTAGAAGTCTACGAACAATTCGACGTCAGACAGTGTGTGGTCAAGGAACTACGCAAGACAACCGAGTTGCTTGAGGGGGGTCGTGGTTCTTATCGTCCGTTGTCTACTGCCAGTGACAAGTGGCATCACAGACTTGACGACCCAAGCAAGTACGGCTCACGTCAGACACTTGGCAGATGGATGGCAAAGGGTACGGCAGACGAGTATGACAAGCAAGTTGCTGGCATGGCTGGAGATGTCAATGTCATGCGACGAAAGCTTGAGCGTGCCTTGCTTGCTCGTGAGAACCGAGATTGGGATTATGCCAAGGAGCAAGGTCGTCTTGATAGCAGACGTTTTGTTGGTGCATACAACAGCAAGCCTAACGTGTTCAAGTTGCGTACCGAGAGACAAGACTTGGATACTGCCGTCACGTTCTTGATTGACCTATCGGGTTCGATGGCAAGCCACAGAGCCTACGTTGCTATGCAGTGTACGATTGCTATGGTCGAGGCGATTGACCGAACATCTATCAAGTACGAGGTGTTGGGTTTCAACAATCGAACCAGTCACAAGAGTGGCAGTCGTCATTCCATCAGAGCCGAAAGCACTGGTAGTTTCAGCAGATACGAGCCCTTGGACATGTACATCTTCAAGGCATTTGAAGAACGTCTGTACGAGGCAAAGGGTTCGATTGGTACTATCGCAGACATGGCGGGTGGCAACAATTCAGACGGCGAGGCAATCTTGTATGCAAGAGACAGACTCAAGCCAAGGAGTGAGCGTCGCAAGATTATGTTCGTCTTGTCAGACGGCATGCCATCGGCGAGTGGTGATGCTCATGCTCTCGACCAACATTGCCGAGATGCCGTCAATCAGTTGGTTGCCGAGGACATCGAGTGTCTTGGCATCGGTATTCAGACAGACAGTGTGAAGAGATACTATCCGAAGTACACAGTTGTGGATTCGGTAGAGACACTTGCACATGCTGGCATGGATAACCTTGCACGTATCCTATTGGGAGAGAGGTTTGTTGTTGACAATTCTCTGTTGCTCAATGCGTCGAGGTAAACGGAAACGTACTGTTACAGTGCGTAAGGAATGGTTCGGTCTCTTTCCAAAGCGTGGTCGTCACGTCATGTTTTGGTTGGAGGTCGCCCATAGAGTTGTTGACCGACATGTGAGGTCGACGAATTACAATGTAATCAAACAAATATGTATGGATCC